CAGGACCGCGCCGCTCAGGTCCGCGCCGCTTAGGTCCGCGCGACTAAGGTCCATGCCACTCAGGTCCGCGCCGCGCAGGTCCGCGCTGGGTTGGATTTCCTCGCTCGGTGGGCGCTGGCCCTGCCATCGTCCAGTACTTGAGCGCGAGCCAACCTGCCACTCGCCTGCATCGGGCCCCTTTTTGCGTTTCTTCGGAACAGTCTGTGCACGCAGTTTCTGTTCCTGTTGAATTCTCAACTCTTCGGGTGTCAGCTTCCTCTGTTTGGATGGCTTCTTTCGCTCATCTCCAGTCCTAGATGCACTTCCTCCATCGACGGCTTGGGGAACCGGAGTACGTCGCTTTTCATTTTCCCGTGCAGACAGTGCTGCGCTCTGTCGTTGATTAGCCTCTGCCCTAGGAATTGCCGCTCGTGGAATAATCGGTCGAGCATAGGGTGTGTTTTCAAATACGATACCGTCTTCGTCCCCGTCAATCGCTCCGGTTATGTCAACAAATACCATTCCGGGCGGAGGCTTTCTTAGTCCGCCACCAATCTTGGGCCCTATGCGACCACCGAGTGCTTTTTCGTCGAATACAAGCTCTGGCTCCATGACAAATTCAATGCTGCTCGAGTTTTCTTCCATTAGGAGCCTTTTCTTTGCGACTCTTACCTAAATGATTTGGTTCTAACTGCGGCCTTTATGGCTTTTTCGCAACGACGGAGAGCATCAACTGTATCGTCTGTAAAAACACCCAAAATGTGAATACCATCATCGTATACTTCTGATGACAGTCCATGGTATTCGATTACTGGATCAAGAAGTTGCTTTACGTAAAACGCCTGATGTGGGGCACACTTCATGGTTGCGTGCCGTGGTGCGCTTTTTACAACGTGCTCTTGAAGTATAGCAATTAGATTGACTAGTTTTTGTGTGTCCGAAAGACTTTCATCATCGAAAATGCTCGAATCAACAGACTTGCAGGCATGTGCGACTATCTCAAATGCGCTTTTAATCGGCTGAGCCGAAAGGACATAGGGGCTGGCCGTATTCATTGGCTTTACAGCCATAGGCATACTGGGCATTTGTGAAGGAACGATCATCTGTGGGGTGACGCCCGGCTTGCTGACGTTAAGCTTTTCGGGCTTGCCGAACATGTACTGATCAGTCTCTTTTTCATGGTGATAGGGGAGTCGATAGGTGACCTTATTGCCACTTTCCATGAATCTATTGAGGAGAACCATATTTTCTGTTGCTGAAATGATCTCTACTCGCGACGTTGAGCGACGAGCCACCTCTTGCTCCAGTCGGGCTCGTGCTTCATCGCCAAGCATTAATGCTTCACCTTCGGCAAAAATATCACCCTGGTCATCATTGTCTACCGACCTGACCGCAGTCAGGAGGGCCTCAATAGGGGACATTCCGCGCGGGTCGGCTTCTTCTGGCATCTGCGGGTCGAAGGAGCGCATGACTGAAAGCTTCGGGGGAACCACCGGACCGAGACCGCTGCGAGGGGCCATACCCATGGGCCCATGTCCGGGATGACACTTTTCTGCGTCATCGCTCTTCACGGAGATAGTGGCGGTCAGCTGGTTGGCACCATGAAGAACTGGGCTTAGCTCGTATAACTCAACTTCGCGAAGAATATTTGCTTGCAGACTCTGGTCGTAGGTCGCATTAATGGTTTTGTAACCAATCGACCATTCTTGATCGCCACCAAAGAACGCAACACTAGAGAAGGACTCGCGTCCTTTTTCTGTGGCGAGATTGAACTGAACACGAGCATACAGTCCACCGACTCCGGCTTGTTTCATTTTTACCGGGAGTCGTGGGTCATTCGCTGGAACTTCATAAATTTCCAAGACCTTGCCGATTGGGTCATTCCAGTTGTGCCCCCAAACAACGCGAGGCTTACGTCGCTTTAGACTTTCACTAAACGCGCCGCTGGCGACAATGTCTCCAACCGAATCCTTGTTGCCAACAGCAGCCACGAAACACTCAACGATACCTTGGGCTTCGTCTACATTGACCTGCCCATTCATCGCTTTGAAACTAAAATCACCTGCTAGTTGGCTCATAAATCTCCAATCGCCGCATTAATCATAGATGCCAAAGCATACCACACACAACAATACCCTGCTTTTCTTATATTCCAGTAAACTATTTTCTCTAGATTACTGAAACTTATGGTCTTGAGAAATCCCAAGCGACTCTTGTTTCGCTGATGGCCCTCTCGGGACGATACTTTGCGAGTATTTCAGTGAAAATTGTATTCATTGATGACCTAAGGAAGCTCGCGCGGCCTTCCTCGTCCCTAACTCCCATTGAGTTGAATATGGCCGCATTGATCTCATCAAGTGTGACGGCGTTCCGTGACTTAATTCGGTTCATCTGCGAATCAAGCAATGTCAGAACCTCATGCCCCGACGGTGGCGAGTATTGTGCCGACTTTGTAAGGTAGGTTTCTTGTGAATCCTTGACGATTGCAGATAGGACTGGACGTATGTCCTCGTCCATTTGCTTGTTCCATGTATCAATATTCAGGATGTCCTCTGCCGTCAGGGACCCAGAAGCCAATGATTTGCGAGACTTTTGTCCATTAACTTTTTCGAGGACGACGCGCTGCTGTCGTTCAAACACTCGTTCGAGCGAACGGTCAAGTATTTGCGACCACCGAGCGACGTCTTCATCACGCTCGTGTCGCTCATCCTTATGGTCGATGTCCACATTTGCTGACATCGCCGCCATTCCTGCGGTACCTACCTCTGGCGGGACGTTCATGGGAGTTTGCCCTGGTGCGGGGGCTGGCGGCATCATGCCAGATTCTGCCGCCAAGGCGCCAGCCATGGTATTCGGGTCCAATCCAGGTCCACCCAACTCTGCCCCAGGAGGAGCAGCACCCCCTAGTGCGGCCGCCATTTCTGGAGGCAGGGGATTGATGGGCATTCCCGGGGTACCGGGCATTCCCGCTCCGGGCGGCATCCCTGGCATTCCGGGCATACCGCCGGGCTGAGGGGTCTCCATCGGTTTCTTAGTATTTGCGATGGGCGTCAGGTTTGGGTTCATTAGCAGGCTGTCTGCCAGATCTGCTTCCACTTCCTTGCGTCCAGTTCCGGTTCTATATTCGTTTACACTGATGAGGCCGCTTTGCAGTTCCTGAAGAAGGTAACGCTCTCGTTCCTGCTTGGTGATAATTAGATACGGAACAGAGGATGTGTCGAAGTCAATGTAGTGCTCATCATCCAGTTCGTCCAGGGCGCGAGCAATAATTTCCAGGTGAGGTGACATGGTTTCGTTCCAAAAAACACTTACCTCTTCTGCCGCATTGCTGAATGTCCTTCCAGATGCGTTTCCAAGAACGGATTCGGGGACACCGAATGAGGCCAGGATTTCCTCTTTTGTGATTTGACGCATCTGAATATAGGCAGCATCGCGGGGATTTGATGACGTGTCGACGTAGTCAACACCATCGTCGGAGCTGATTACGCCAACCGAACCAACGCGACCAATGTTTCCGCGGAATCGTGACCGCAGTTCATCTTTGTCATCATCGTCAATCTCGCCACGCAAAACAAGCAAACCACCAGGCCTTCCATCATTTAAGAGGAAGTTTCGGTTATACATCTTGGCCAGGTTTTCGATTTCGATTGCGATTCCGGCTGACTCCATCGGGGTCATCGATAAGTATGGGTCAATCGGGTGTGGGCGGCGAATCCAAATCACATCTCTAGGCTTTAGTGTAATCCTTTTGCCGTCCGGCATCGTCACCTCATACCCGGCAACGAATTCCTTCGGGTCCGGTATTGGCGATGTATGCTGGGGCGGGAGTATGTTCAGGGCCATGACGCCGCCATCACGACTACGCACTTTTTCAATAAATACGCCGCGAGTACCTAGTAGGAGCTGCGAGGAAACCCTATATCTAAAAATAAATGAGTTTTCGCCCTGATTGCTGCGGGTATTCAGCAAATCCAATATTATTGAAGTTCCGCGCTTTTTCTTTACTATTTCGCCATTCGGTGAATTGTCCTTACGCAAAATGACCGGAAGACGTGATTGGTTTCCCGCAATCGCGTCAACGCACCGCGACACCCAGGTGACCTTCTGCATGCCCTCGCGATAGGCGCGCTCGATATCCCAGGGGTCTTTGTAGCCCTTGCCTGCGTAGCCGGGATTCGTCGAAATTGGTGAACCCGGGGGTATAATCGCAGCCTTGGACTGGTTGCCGAATACGGCCTTGTTTTCTATTTTATTCCAAGCCATGTTTATTCAAGACCTAGGATAAATCCGTAAATTCCACATGCCACTCCTGCCGCAATAAAGCCCACCGGAGGCCAAATCATCATTGTGCCAATACTAATGAGTACAATAAATAGTATCATCAGTAAATTAGCAATAGAGGCACGGGTAAATATTTGCCGTAAAATCTTAAACCTCACCATAAAAAACAGTCTTTGGAGGTTTATCCGTAATTTAGACGATTCGTTGTCCATTGTTTCGTTTCTTGTCACCGGCACACCGTATGGTAGACCATAATCTAATGCACGATAGTCTGTTTGGAGACAACTATGCCCGATTGGCACCAAGTTTATGAGTACCTTCAACCCAAGATGCCGGTATTTTGCCCAGAGGAACCATCGCTGACACAAAAAGTATTTCTTCGAACATATGCGCTAGAGGCGCTATTCGGCGGCGCTGCTGGCGGTGGAAAATCGTCGGCTCTTCTAATGTCTGCTTTACAGTATTGCGATATCCCAAATTACTCGGCCATTATCTTCCGTCGCACATATGCTGACTTGGCTCTGCCTGGCGCCATTATGGACCGCTTTATCAACTGGATGGCACCACACGATGACGTGCGCTGGAATGCCAACAACTACACTGCCGTCTTCCCTTCTGGTGCTCGCATTTCATTCGGATATCTCAATAACTCACAGGACTATCTACGGTACAAGGGCGCAGAATTCCAATTTGTCGGCATGGACGAGGCGACCGAAATCAGGGAAGCGGATTATAGATATATGTTCTCGCGTTTACGCAGACCAGCATCTGGTCCCCTCTCCCAGGTGCCCCTACGAATGCGGTCGGCCTGCAACCCCGCCCCCAACTGGGTTCGTCAAAGATTTATTGTTGAGGGCGCGGAGAAGGGTAGAATTTTTGTTCCCTCACGACTTGCCGATAACCCAGGAATTGATGCTGATTCATATCGAATGGCCCTTCAGGCCCTCGATCCGGTCGAAAGGCGCCGACTTGAGGAAGGTGACTGGTGGGCTACAACTCTGGGAACAATGTTCAGCCGTGAATCTGTCGTCCTCATAGATAACGATGAACTGCCCCCGATTACTTCTGTGGCGCGAGCAGTGCGTTTCTGGGACTTGGCCGCCACCGAACCCAGTCAAAGCAATCCAGACCCAGACTGGACTGTAGGTACATTAATGTTGTTTGATGGTGGTGTAGCGTATGTTTTGGATGTCAAGCGGGCTCGTCTTCGTGGCGAAAAGGTGGAGCAGTTCATTGGTCAAACCGCATACGAGGATGGTCGAACCGTGGCAATCCGCATGGAACAGGAGCCTGGGTCATCAGGAAAAGCCCTGGTAGACCAATATGCGCGATACGTTTTGTCGGGTTTTGATTTTGCCGGAATACGGTCGACCGGCGATAAAATCACTCGTGCGCGACCCTTTGCCGCAGCGATAGCAAATGGGAATGTTCGATGCCTCCGGGGCGCCTGGCTTACAGACTGGCTCGATGAAATGTCGTCGTTTCCAGAATCATGCGATCATGACGACCAAGTGGACTCGGCCGTTGGTGCTTTTACCCATTTGACGGGTTTGGGGTTGCCGCAGCGCAAACGCATCGGTATAGTGATCTAGAGTTACGAGACAAAGGAGATATTGGGTGGCTGAGATTCACGAAGAGCTTGCTGCTTTTAACAAACAATTCGTTGCGTTGTCAGCGAAGGTCGAAGAGTATGCACGAATCAGTGAAGACGGGCTCAACCAGCTTGCGGAGTTGTTTATTCTGATGGATCAATTCCGCAAAGATGTAGTCATGGTGAATGATACAGTAATGAATACTGTAGCTGACCGCATGGATGGTGATATTGTTTTCCTAGACAATGGCATGCAGGTCGAAAAGAAGCAGGGCGATGACCGAAAGAAGTGGGACCACACCGGACTTGCCATTGAGGTTGCCCGCAAGATTCATCAATTGTCCGTTGACCCCGATACTGGGGAAATCACAATGACGCCAGACGAAATGATGATCAAAATGCTTGAGTACGCTGCCCCCTCGTACTGGAGGCTTACTCCATTGCGCTCCATTGGCGTTGATGCCGATAAATATTGTGAAAAAAGCGAAGGCAAAGTGCGACTCGTGCCCACGCAAACAAAAATCTTCTAGTACAACTTGATCGGTGGCCGCAGTGCTGCTAAGTTTCCAATGAACCAATTACGACAAAGGGGTATTTCTTGAGCAACGCAGATTTTGAGAGCGAAGAATATTTCGCGAGGCTAGACCAGCGCCAGCAAGAGGCCGAAAAGCGGGAGAAGGAGCGTTTGGCAAAACTCCTCGCCGATCTCAATGAGCCATTTCCGCCCGAAATGGAGCGTGAATTGAGCAAGGGTGGCACCACCCTCACTTACATTCCAGTCAGTGAGGTCATTGCGCGCCTCAACAGATGTTTTGGCGTAAATGGCTGGTCATCGGAGATCATTAAGTGTGAGCGAGATGTTCTTGACCCAGATTTCATCTTGGCCCATGTGCGACTTACTATTGGTGAAGCTAACTGGGGTGTACGTAAAGATGGTTTCGGTGGTCAAAAAGTCAAACGAACCAGGCAGGGCGAAATAGTGGACCTTGGCGATGAGTTCAAGGGTGCGGTTTCGGACGCCCTGAAGAAGGCTGCCCAGCAACTGGGTATCGCCCTCTACTTGGCTCGCTCGGACGAAGCCCTGACTGCCGAGTTCGAGCATGAGCGCAAGGCGAATACGCCACCAGTGGACCCAGAGATTGCCTTGATGTGGACGCAGTTCCGCAAAGTTACCGGCTCCCTCAATGCGGAACAGCGCGATCAGCTGAATGATTTCTGGAAGGAATACTCCAACGGAGCACCCAAGCCGACCCTAGATACTGCGACCAAGCAAGTCTTGACGGCCCTGATTGAAGAGAGCGTCAAGATCTCGTTTCCTGGATCGGAAATTACAGAAGACAATGACTGAACATCGGGAGTTGAAATTCCAACCTCCGCAGTACCTGTCGGCATCATCAATGGGGACATTTAATCAATGCCCCCTGAGGTTTAAATACAATAAAATTGATGGACTGACGGAGCCACCTACGGAAGCCACACTTCTTGGCAATTTTGTTCATGAAATACTGGAAGGGCTTTATGCCCTGCCTGTAGATGAGCGCAATGTTGCCAGTGTTAGGTCAATCGCTGGACAAGTCTGGCATTCGTCAAACTGGGAGCAAAGGATTGACGGTTATGTTCACCCGACTGAGGTGCACAATTTCCGGTGGGAGTCCTGGTTTTGTGTTGAGAATATTTTTAAAGTTGAAAACCCCAAATCTATTGCGGTACGAGGAATCGAATTTGAGGTTAATGGAAAGCTCGGACCAGCTCATATTAAGGGTTTTATCGACAGATTTGAGAATGATTCAGATGATCTCGTCGTGGTCTCGGACTACAAGACCGGGAAAACCCCCAAAGCATCCTGGGTAAAAGACAAGTTCGTCCAGTTGAAGCTGTACGCAGCCATGTTGCATCAGCTGGATGTAGCAAGCGTCTCATCGCTCCAGTTGCTGTATTTGAGAGATGGTGTTAAATTCACCCATAAGGTTACGGATGAGGACATACGCGAGACCGTCAGCTACGTGACTCAGACGTACGACAGAATCATGCAGGCCTGTGAAACTGGAAATTTCACATACAATAAAAGCAAGCTATGTGACTGGTGCGCATTCCAAAAATTGTGCCCAGCGTGGAAAAAGGAATCAAAATGAATACGATAATCACTGATGAAAGTTTCGCCTACCTCGTTGCTGAGGAGGTTAAAAATAAGCTTTCCCCCACTCAGCGTGAAGCCCTAATGCACCCCGACAATTGGGTTAAGTGGCAGCGATGCCTAGTCGCCCTGCAGTCAAATCTGGATCAGCAGTTGGAGATGGCGGCCGAGGACGAGGAAAATGATGTTCGCCGATTCCAGTCTCTCGGAATGCGCCGTCAGCAGAACGATGTGAGGAATCACTACAAGGCCCGACGCAAGCGCATTGAGCGGTTCAAGTTTTTTGTTGAACAGCGACTCATCGAAGTTACGAAGATGATCGAAACTGGCACAACAGTAGAGTCAAGTGGCTGGGAAAGGGTTGAGTTCCTCAAGCGCGCGATTGCTAAGCATCGCTCGATGATCCAAGAATTTGATCTAGAGCCAACGCCCATTGATGAGGCCCTGTGGGCTACACTGGTTGACGAGTGGCAGTTTGATACGATTGACGTAGAGAGCCTCTAGTCCCATCGGCTCTCTGAGTGAGGGCTATGCGATACAGGAGTGCCAAAAAGTCAAAGGAATATGTTGAGCGGCGTAAAGTCGTCGCGGAGATGCTCGGACAATATCCACACTGTCAAGCCTGCCCCGTGTTTGCTGCCCACGACAAAAAGGCGACATACGTGCGTAATCAAAGTGTGGATGTTCATGAAATTAGGCGTAGATCGCAGGGCGGATCGATCATAGACAAAGATAATCTTCTGTGCGTCTGCAGGCCCTGTCATAACAGAATCGGCAATCACCCACAGCTGGCATTTGACCTGGGGTTATCTATCCACGGATGGGGGTAGAAAAAGTTTACTAGTATTTGCGCCGTAGGGTGCCGAATATGTAGTAAAGTCTATTTGTCGCAACCCCACTAGACACGGAGAACAAACATGAGCTCAGCCCCCGCAGTAATCAATCTTCAGATTCCTGGCACCCTCGCAACCACCAGCGAAGTCAAGATGGCCGCACCTTTCAGCGGAAGGATCACTGGCGCCTACGTTGCCCTAACTACCGCACCCGCTGGCAGCGCACTCACCGCCAGCGTTCTTGTTGGCGCCGATACCGCTGCGTCCTTCTCGGTTGCCGCCGCCGGAACCAGCGATGAGGCCACCCTTACCGCCGCTAACGTTGACTTCAATAAGGGCGACATCATCACCCTTGACATTCTTACCGTTGGATCGGGCACCGCTGGCGCCAACATCGTCTGCTCAATCGTGGTCGACGCTGAGTCCGACAGCAGCGCTGTCACCATCTCGCCCGACAATCGCTTCGGCTGATAGATTCAGCCCCCAGTAGGGGTGTGACGACTCAATACCAATAGGTAAGCAATTCCGTTACCTTGGGAGTCACTGGCGGGAGGGAAACCTCCCGCTTTTGGCGTTATTGACATGCTAGTGTTTGCCCCATGAACACAATGGGCCTCGACCTATCACTTACTTCGACTGGATATTCAATACTGGGGGAGACGGGCTCCATATCGGTAAAGTCCAAGGGCCCAGAGCGATTGTTCGACATACGTGAAGACTTGTCGAACATATTCACCACACAGTCAATTGATGCGGTCTTTGTTGAGGGGTATGCGTTTTCTGCTCGTAACTCACAATCTCATAAAATTGGTGAATTAGGTGGCGTTGTGCGACTACTTATGTACGAAATGTCGATTCCATTCGTTGAGATATCCCCAACCAGTAGAGCAAAATTCGCCACAGGAAAGGGCAACGCAGCAAAAAGCGAAGTAATATCAGCTATTTCCGCTAAAACCGGAATAATTTGGTCTGGCTCTAGTGCTGACGACCAATGTGATGCTTGGGTTCTGGAGGAAATGGGGCGGTCCTATCTTGGCTGTGGAAAATATGAGTGGCCAAAATCCAACATGGAGTCACTGAAGTCAGTAGACTGGTCCTGGCTAGAGAAGGGACAGGGGGAATGAGTATTCCTGGTCGAAACGCGCCAATCAGTCAGGTTGAAATAGAAGAGATTTTAATAAATCTCATCTCGGAACTCGAAGAGGAGACCGAGGCATTTGAGCGTCTTGCCGAAGACGGAGCTAAAAAAGAAGCAAATTACAAGTCGAATTGGGCAAAAGAATATCTAGCCGCCAAGGGGTCTATTAAGGAAAGAGAAGCGTGGGCCGAGTATCTACTTGCCGATGCACATTTCGACTATAAGATTGCCGAGGCCCTGGTTAAGTCCAAGCGCGAAAAGCTCTTATCACTTCGCACGTCGATTGATGCCATGCGTACGCTCAATGCCAACGTACGAGCACAAGTAATGCCGTGATCACCTTAAGCAGAGAACTGAACTGGCAGAATATAAAAGACTTTTTGAATCATGCAAAATTGAGTTAGTGGAGGTAGTCGCGTGAAATACAACGTAGAGGAATCACTTCACGGACTTCTCGTAGAGGTCAACAATCTGAATTACCTCGATGGAAATCCGCGGAAAGGTAGCGTTGAGGCAATCATCGCCTCATACTCGCAATTCGGTCAAGTGAAGCCCATAGTGGCAAAACCAAATGGTGATGGGACATTTACCGTTATCGCGGGAAACCACCAACTTGCTGCCGCAAGAAAGCTTGGTTGGACTCACATAGCTGCCGTTCAACTCGATGTTGAAAACGAGAAAGCCATAGCATTTGCTCTTGCAGATAACCGCACATCCGAGCTAGGTCATACTGATCAGTCGCTTGTTGCGGAATTAATTGACACGGTAGTTGATCAATTCCCAGATCTACTCGACTCCCTAGGCTGGGACGATTGGGAGATCGCCGCGATGGAGGAGGCCTCCCTAAGGGCGTCCGTTGTGTCGCCACTCAATGATGAAGACGGGTCAGATAAAGGGATTGGGACATCCTTCGTCGCCCCTGTCATCAAGCAGATACCGCCATCAGAGCTTGGGGCTACCGTTCTTTCGTCGCTAGTGCAAGAGGACGAGGACGGCGAAAGACGTATTACCGCCTCCAAGGATATGGACCACAACGAGATCGCGGTCAAGGGGAGCACCGTGGCATCGCCGGAGTCCGCCCCTCGCGCTGTAGTTCAGTACACCATTGTGTTTGACGAGCCAGAGCAGCAGAGACGCTGGTACGAGTTCGTTAAATGGCTACGTTCGGAGCCAGCATACGATGGTAATACGACCGCGTCTAAGCTTATGTCATTCATTGATTCACACTCAGAAATCTGACTCAACAGTGAACGAGGATACCGTGGATTTACATGTCTCAACGCAGCCATTCATGGAGTGGCGCTATGATAAGAGCGGAATATGGATTGACGAATCGGGTAACACCGCGTCCGAAAAAGAGTCATCCCTGCTTGATAGCATTTTGCGTCTCACTGACGAAAAGCGAAGGCTTATGGACGCAATAAAGATCTTGGCAAACAACATCACTTCGATTCAATCAGTTGTTGACTCAATATCCACCAATGCGCCCCATGAGCCAACAACTGAAATCATTAATTCAGAGTTGATTAACGAAGTCAATCGAGCCCTCAGGGTGGCAAAACTGATTGGGGGGATGCATGAGCTCTGACGCAGAATACATTCTCGGCAGTCTTCAGCGCGAGAACTCATCGATGTCGAACGAGGTTGAGTATTGGCGTAAAGAAGCGGCACGCCTACTGATCGAGCGCGATGAGTCTAGGGAAATATGTTTTCGCCTCGCCCATTCAGTAGATTTATGGTTGGATGGGAAGGTAGAAAAGGCTACTATTCTGGCAATACTTGAAGAGTACGTCCTGAAGCAAAATTCACAGAAATGAGTAGCGACATGTCCTGGCGGGAAATTGGCATGGAAAACGCAAAAAGAGAAAATGAGCGCCTCGAGCGACAGGGGTTGGCCCATTATTCGGCAAATCTGATCAGTAATCCAATCGTAGAAATGCATGACACACTCAAAGAAATCAAGTTGTTGCTACATGAAATTCTTCAGACGCTACAAAACAACACAAACGGCCGATGAACTAACGGTGCGACGTTATGGCCGCATCGGCCTTGATGTTGAGGCCATTAGGTTTATGCCACTCAATCAGGTCGAGGTGGCCGATTGGTGCAATGGTAAACTTACTGTCATACCCAAAAATGGTGATGATAGTAGGCCGGATCTAATCATCATCATCAAGGGGTCGAACACAAATTGGGTTGCTCATCTTGGTGATTTCATTATGAAAATAGATGATTCAGTTTTTTACCCCTGCAACTACGAAACGTTCACTTCCATGTATGAGGTGATTACTGATGGCCCACAATGACGATATTGATAAGATCCGACACAAATCAACAATTGAACGAATTGTTCGTTATCGTAGAATTGAGACTGATGGTCTCGTAAGGTACACCCGAGAAACGCCAATGGAATTCATTTGGCCTGAGGGCGACCCGGTACCTCGTGACAGGGAAACACTTGTTGAATTTATCTCGGAATCCGAATACCCAAGTGGGCAGCATGAACTATCCAGAATACCTTGAACCTGTTTTGGCTCGTTTTGCCGATAATTACGCCAAGACAATTGACTGCGGCGAGGGCTGGTGGAAATTGATTTCTGCTTGCGATACGCAGTTGGCAAAGATTGACCCCTATTACACGATCTTTCAGATTAAAGAAAAATCCGGTGGGCTGCGATACTACTATTCACTGTCAAATCCAGACAATGGGCGAGACATGGACAAGGTGATTGCTGAGTTCGAACGAATCTGCTGGATGACTTGTGAAGTTACGGGTCGTCATGGGTACTTGATGAGCAATGGTCATGGTCGTCGGCGCGTCCTGAACGAGGACTACCTCAGGGAGGGATGGACGCGCATTGATAAAAGTAATCAAACAGCGCCTTGACGGCCGGGTATTTGGTAGGTAGATTTATATTATGACACGACAGCGAATGTTCCTTGCTATTTCTTGCGTCGATGCTGCTCGTCAAAGAATTCGCCACGTCTACGATACTTTTGACACCGTCTGTGTCCAGTTTTCGGGCGGAAAGGACTCAAGTGCAGTCCTATATCTCGCGAAAGAAGTGCACGAAGAGCGTGGCCTCGGGCCCGTCAAGGTTATCTTTCGTGATGAGGAAATGGTCAGCCCACTAGTTATTGATTACGTTAACAAGGTTCGTGATTATGACTGGGTTGACATGGAGTGGTACTGTATTCCATATGGCGCAGAAGTGTGGGTTCTCGGACAACGTCAATCTATTATCTTATGGGGCGAAAAACGAATGAAGGAAGGGCGACTTGTTCGCGATATTCCGTCGTGGGCAATAACCGGCTATCATTTTGGACACAATCACGACAAGCCAGTTCCCGAGGGCATCGACTACTACACCATGCAGGGCAAAAAGGGTCGTGTCGCATTCTTGACTGGTGTTCGTGCCGCAGAGTCCATGGTTCGGTACAGGTCGATTGTCCAAAAGCTGCACGAAAATTACATCGTGACTCCCTACAAGGGCAAAAAGGGCATGCCGCTAAAATTTGCCAAGGTGATTTATGACTGGCAAATCAATGATGTATTTAAGTTTTTACACGAAGAACACGGTGCCGACTACTGCGAGTATTATGACCTGGCAGCACTTACTGGTTCAAATACCCGTGTTGGAATTCCGCTTCACTCAATCGCCATACGTCGGATAGGTGACTTGGTCGCCACCGAACCAGACTTCTACGACAGACTGTACGACTGCTTCCCCCAAATTGATGCTCAGCGGCGTTGGTGGCCAGAGTACGATGTTGAGCGAGTAATTGCCAATTATGCCGAACGTGGTTGGGACGGGGTCAGGGAAGCCATTGATCACTTTATGGTCGGACCGACCAAGCGGCGGCGAGCTAAAAGTTTTGCGGCAGAGTTTCGCAAAAAGCACGCCCTCGACCCATTCGCCTACCCCGTCGAATGGCTAATCAGGAATATCGTTCTTAATGAACTGGGCAACCGCTCCGTGACTCCCGTTGGGCCAAAGACAAAAGCGCACTCAATACGGATGGCTGCCCTAGAGCAAGGAATCGAGGATTATGATGGAAATTGAGCTGGTAAAAATTGATGATCTTGTTATACCAGACTGGCAGGCAACCTACATTCTCAGGCCGGATATGGTGACGTTAGCTAGCTCCATCAAGCAGTACGGTATTTTATCACCGCTGCTTGTCAGGAGGGCCGATAATCTGATTATTGACGGAACACAGCGCATCCGTATCATTTCTGGAAATCGGCATATTTCGAAAGAAGTCGGGCCATCTGTGCCTGTAGTGAAAGTTGATTGCGACAAAATAGACGCAATGCTCATTCATGCTCAGGTCAACAGGGGTCGCGGGTCGCTGGTCGCAAAGAACCTTTCAAAAATTATTCGTGAAATTATAAGATCAAGGAAATACTCGCAGAATGATCTTGAGCGTGCCCTGGCGATGAAATCGGTGGAATTTGACCTGATGATGGAGTCAACCATTATTAAGCAGCGAGATATTCAAAATTACAACTACTCACGAGCATGGGTGCCCATCGAGGCGCCAGTCGGAACAGTTGACCCCACTCCAATGTCTATCGAGTCACCCCCTGGGGACGACAGATAATCTAGCGTGCTACAATCGGTGTGTTCAGTAAGCGAATGGAGCAGCCATGCCTCAGCCAGAACTCGATGCCGATGAAGATGAGGAAATTGGAGAACGTCGTGGTCCAGGGCGTATCCGTCGTGCGGCGGCCCGTGGAGCCAATGCACTTAGAAATCTTTTTGGTCGTGGCCCAGCGCGCGCAGCAGGAAGATCAGCTCGTCGTCGCCGTTAAAAACAACAATATCCCACAGGTGGGCGCCACATGACTTTACTGGTATCTGTTTCAGATCTACAAACCTACATGGATATTACGTTTTCCATTAGACAGCGTGATGCCGCAGAATTTGTTTTGGAGGGCCTACAAAGCGAACTTGAATCGTATTTACGTCGCCCAATTTCTGTACAAAACTTTGTTGAGGAGTATGTCTTGCCTTCGGACCACGTGGGAATGCCTACTGCTTCGTTCTTTTACAATAGCTCACTCGATACGACAAACACTGCGTTAACCTACATCAATCCGCCAACAACAATCGCATTTCGTAATTCGCCAATAACTACAGTGAATAGTGTGCTGGCTAAGAGTTACAACGATTCCGGAACATACATGGCTGAAGCCCTCGAACGTGAGGCGACAGTTACTAACGTAACTACTAGTGGGACGAACGCAACTTATACCACTTCAGCTGCTCATAAATTCACAAAAGGTCAATACATCACAATCAAGGGAATGGTTCCAAGTTCATACAACTGTGCGGCCCTGAGAATTGATCAGATAAATACCGCAACATCATTTACCGTAGATCTAAATACGACGCCAGGAACCTATGGGTCAACAATTTCTGCCATAGATTCTTCTACGCCATCCGCAGGTTTTGTCAGATACACCACCTCGGCGGCGCATGAACTATCTGTCGGTTCCCTGATTACAATCACTGGCCTGGGTCCCAGCACCTACAACGGCGACTATGAAGTGGCTGCGATTCCGTCGACAACAACATTTACCGTGGCTAGCTCAATCACGGCCGCGCCGACAGATCAG